CGTCTTGGTAGTGGATTAGCTTGGCGCCGAAGTGCTGTTGGAAGGTGCGCATCAGCGCCAACCCATCCTCGCCCATGCCAGCGACCATACGCTTGGCCATTGGCGTATCTGCAACATGTTGCGCCAACGCAACACCCTTGCCCTTCTCTACCTTGTATCTCATGATCCACCTCAATCCGGTCAAAATCTATGGTCAAAAGTCCACTCCCTTAAGGGAGAGTGGACTTTTTTGACCGCATAGACGGTAAACTTCGGTCAAAATTTGACCGTTTTTGACTTTTTGACCGCTCACTTTAGCCCCTCATCGGACAGCCTAAAGCCGCCAATCGTGCTGGTCAAAAACGGGCTCATTGCCATCGCTTCGACCGCCTTGTGGACAGATTGCTTCGACTGCCCGCATTCCTTACCAACCTGCCGCAGGTCAGCCATCGTCCATACCAGCGGTGAATCTGCCGCGCTTTGGCGCGACCGTAGCGCCTCAAGGATGACCCTCTGCACCTTACCCGCCGGCTCAATGCGCTTCGTGGCAACGATCACATCTGTGCTCTTCATCACCAGCGACTTGACCGCCTCGCCGTATCGGTCAGTGCGCCCAAGATCGACCTCGACGGCTTCGTATCCAAGCGGAGACATTGAGGCGGTATCCTTAAATCGTTCCCTCGTCACGGTTACCGCCATGCCCTGCACGTCCGGGCGCTGCACGATGTACTCCGCATCAGGGTTGGCCATCAATGCACTGGCGCCTCTCGGCCGCTTGGCATCGCCGTGGCCGCTGTGCGCCACGAGCAGCACCGTCGAGCAGTACCGCTCGCGGATACCGACCGTGAGCTTGGAGAGGTACTCGGCCACCTCTTGGTTGCTGTTCTCATCAAGGCCGGCCGAGAACTTGCTAAAGGTATCGACGATCACCAGCGCTGGCCGAATGCCTGCCTCCTCGATGGCCTGCTGTAGTCCTGCCATCTCTTCCTCGGCGTTAAGATTCGCCACCGACTCCAGCGCCAGCAGTTGCAAGTCCTCGAGACTCTGGCCGCTGCCGTGCTGCTGCATCCACGCCTCGGCGCGACGGCCTAAGCCTGCACCCTCGCCTGACAGCACCACCACCGCGTTGCCAGCGCAGGCGATTTTCATGGCCCAATCGAGTGCGATGAACGACTTAAAGCTGGCTCGCGGCCCTGCCAGAACCGCCAGCACGTTGGCCTCGATGACGTTATGGATCAACCACGTCGCCTCGCGCCGCTCGCTCACGATCTCGCCTATCGGCCTAAGCGTGAGACGGCGTCGAGCGCTGCCCGTCACACTAGGTGTGACACTCACCGGTAAATCAGGCTCCACGTTCCTCACCATCCCCTGCGCCTCTGGCACATCGTCATACGTCATCGCGGGCTCCTCGCGCTGTGGCGGCCCTAAGCGCACCGCCTCTGGCACCGGCACCCAGCCGCCGCCCTTGGCCGCATTGAAGAGGCTACCGAGCGTCACGCCCTTGCCGCGATCCAAATGAAAGCTCTGCCAGCGGTACTCGATGTCGGCGCGCCCGGCGTAATTATCCGGCAGGCTGCCGGTGATGCCGCCGCTTGACCATGCGTCCCATAGCTCAAGGCCATCGTCAGCACCGCCGCTTGCGTAGTGCAGCGCCATGCCGACCATGAGCCACTGGTCGTATGCTGTGGGGTCGATGTAGGCCAGCGCCTCAGTGATACGCGGCAGGTCGCGCTGGAAGTCTTGACTGGTACCGGGCTTCGGCGGGAGTTTCGCCGCCACATCTGCCGGTAGTTCCAAGTCCATGCGCCGCTCGTCGATCAGGCCAGCCGGCAGTGAGCGTATGTCGTTCAACGGGCCGCCCTGCCCGTAGTGCAGTGGCCACCAGATGATGTATCCGCCCTCGGCGCGGATGTCGAGGCCTTGCCGCTTAACCTTTCCGAGTGTGACGGATACTCCGCCTCTGATCTTGACGCCGTGCGGCAGGCTGTAGATGTAGTGCCGCCCGCCGCTACCGCCGCCGGTCTGGTGGACTCGAGTGCCGGTTAGTGCGGCTTGATTCTCTGCCAGCCATTCTTGAGCCATCGAGTCAGCCGACCGAGTATCGAAGTCGATGACGGCAAGTCCGGTGCGCTGGCCGGTTGGAACCCCAACGAGTGCGTCAGGGTGACTGGCCCAGAATCGACGAATCTGCGCTTCGTCTTGCGTGGCGTCTTTGAAGCCGTTTTTGGTGAGCGGGCTTTTGGCCTTGAGGATGCGGCCGTCCTGATCTTTTTCATCATTCCTCCTGCATGGGAAAACGGGGTACTTCTTGGCCAGATCGAGAATGCGCTCGACGGGCACGATGGCGGTCAGTTCTGGTTTCATGGGTAGATGTCCGGTCTGAGAGCCTTGCGTGATACACCAGTTGCGGCCTCGACGGCAAGCACGCGCAAAGGTGGCGTTCGCCCCTGCCGCACCCACCGACTGATCGCCGCTGGCGCTATGCCTAACTTCCGGGCAAGAGCAGACTGGCCGCCTGCCTCATTGACCGCATGGATTAGTGCCGCTGCTTGCGGCGTGATTTTGTTGCTCATCCGCCGATATTAACCGATGGTTTTAGGAAAGGGAACTGTAAAATACATGGCAACAAATGTACCTATTTATTTTTAACCACCTGTTGCAATCCGTTTAGAAGCGCGTATGATTCAACTCATGGACGGCGCGGTGCTTGTCCAGAAGCGATAGAGAGAAGTAAATATGAACACAATGCCAAACGACATTTGTCTCAGTCAGTATCAAGTGCGTCACGTTGTTTTCGTGAACGACCGTCGTTATGTTGTGTCTTGGCAACAAAAAGATTGCGAAACCAAGTATTACTTAGAAATAGTTGGCGAACGAGAGGGAATCGACCCTCATACAAAATATGACGCCAGCCCAACGGTTCGGTACTTTAAGACGAGCGTAGACCCTAACGGAAAGCTCGGAAAAAAAATTATGCAAGCAGTTCAGGCAAAATGAAAACCATCATCCATGTCAACCAACACGCGATTCGTCGCAACATAAAGTCAGAGACAAAAGAACCTGTACTTACCGTGAAAACGTACAAGTCCAACACATACGCTCACGATGTTGTAATTCATGGTCCTTCGCGCATCGTGTATTCGCCAGACAAGCCGCTATCGTGTGGCGCTCGAGTATGGATAGAAACAGAGGCAGAGGTAGAAATCGTGTCGCCGAAGGAGGCAGCATGACCAACCTAGAAGATTTCGCCACCGCCCTCTTGAAGCACGACTGGTATCACGAATACTCAGACGATCACCGCGCATGGAAAGCCGGTGACGACTCGTGGAAGCGCATTCAGGTGATGTACATCGAATTGCGCGACGCCGGTTTGGAAGAAGAAGCCAAGGCGCTCATCAAGAAGTATCAGCCGGAGGCACTCTAATGGACATGTTCACACTCACCCCGGCAGAGCTGCCGCACGCTTGGACGCTCGTTAAGATGCTGGCCGTGTTTGCCTTCATGGCAATCGTCGTGGCGGTTCTCGAGCGATGAAGTACTTGTCCGTCTGCTCTGGCATCGAAGCCGCCACCGTCGCGTGGCACCACATGGGATGGCAGCCTGTTGCGTTCAGCGACATTGAGCCTTTCCCGTCTGCTGTGCTTGCACATCATTACCCTAACGTGCCGAATCTCGGCGACATGACCAAATTTGAGGAGTGGAATCTTGAATCAGTTGACCTTCTTGTCGGGGGAACCCCATGCCAATCATTCAGCGTCGCAGGCCTCCGCAAAGGGCTTGCCGACCCCAGAGGCAACCTCATGCTTACGTTTCTTGCAATCGCTCAACGTCAGCGGCCTAGATGGATTGTCTGGGAAAACGTCCCCGGTGTCCTGTCATCTAACGGAGGACGGGATTTTGGCACCTTCCTCGGGGCGCTGGGCGAGTTGGGGTATGGGTTCGCATACCGAGTTCTCGACGCTCAATGGTTCGGAGTGGCCCAAAGACGCCGTCGTGTGTTCGTTGTCGGATACCTTGGAGACTGGCAACGTGCCGCCAAGGTTCTTTTTGAGTCCGAAAGCGTGTGCCGGGATACTCCGCCGAGCAGAGAAACGAGGCAAGAAACTGCCAAGTGCCTTACAGCAGGCGTTGGAAAGCGTTATGACTTCGAAACCGAAACCTTGCCCGTAGCATTTCACAACCGCCAAGACCCAGACGTGAGCGGCAGCATCACGCACCCGCTTGGCGCAAACGATAACGGCATGGCGGTGGCATTTGCGCAGAACCAACTTGGCGAGGTGCGAATTGGTGAGGTGACGAACACGCTCAATACGAACAGCAATGCGAGCGGTCGCAATACGCCGATGGTGGCGCAGCCGGTGGCGACCGATCTCTACAACGGCGCTATTGACGGCGATGCGACTCATTCGCTGCGCGTTGGCAATGGCAATGCGATGGGCGGCGTTCCGTCTGTCATGGCATCCATGCAAGTCCGTCGCCTCACGCCCATCGAGTGCGAGCGACTGCAAGGCTTTCCCGACAACTACACCAACATTCCTTGGCGCAAGAAGCCAGAGTCACCGGATGGCCCGCGCTACAAAGCTCTGGGCAACTCAATGGCCGTACCAGTTATGCGCTGGATAGGCGAGCGCATTAACAAGGTAGATAAAGAATGAAGTGGATATTCGATCTTGTGCGCAAACTGCGCCGAGATGCACAATTGGAATGGCGGCAGGTTCCCCCGCCAAACTGGCGCAGCAAAAGAAGCGGCGTCGATTACTGGTGAACCGTAACTGAAGGAGATAAGACAATGGCTATTTATGTATCAGCATCAAGTGGTGGCAACTACCCTGAGCGCAAGCCGCTCGAGGCAGGCGCCTATGCAGCAGTGTGCGACATGGTCGTAGACCTTGGCGTGCAGCCGTCACCCGGCGGTCAGTTTGCGCCCAAGCGCACGCTGATGCTGCGCTTCCAGATTCCATCTGAGCGTGTGGAGATCACCAAAGACGGCGAGACGAAGAGTCTGCCGGCGGTCATCAGCCGCACGCTGGGCTTGAGCCTGAATGAGAAGGCGACGCTGCGTCAGTTGCTGCAATCGTGGCGCGGCCGTGCATTCACGCCAGAAGAGCTCAAGAAGTTTGATCTGGTCAACGTGCTAGGCAAGCCTGCGTTCATCAATGTAACGCACAGCGTTAAGGGCGATAAGACGTATGCCAACCTCACCAGCATCATGCCGCTGCCGAAGGGTATGCCGGCGCCGACGCTGGAGGGTGAAGCGCTGACGTATAGCATCGACGACCCTGATCCGGCCATGTTCGACAAGCTGCCAAACTGGGTGCAGGAGAAGATCGCCACGCGCATCGTAGACGCGCCGGTGCTGCCAAAGGCGGCGCCTGCGGCCAAGCCTGCTGCACCAGCGCAGCCGGTGAATCAGGAATTCACTGACGACGAGATTGCATTTTAATGGCCACTCAGCGCGGTGGATACAAACTGGCGGACGGCACGAAAGTGCCGTCTGTCACCACGATTCTAAAAATCAAAGACCCCGGTGCGTTGATCAACTGGGCATATAAGACCGGCCGCACGCATGGCGTGCTGGAGGGGCAGGGTAAAGATGCCCCGTCTGGCTTGTATGACGGTAACGACGCGCTGGCCATCGGCACATGCGTCCACGAGATGTGTGAGG